AACCAAAGATACCTCTCCAGTCACTCCAACCAAAGCTGTAACGTTCTCTAGCTTTGTATCTTACATTACCAGTTTCGAAGTCTCCTTCCATACTAGTTGATACAGGAGTTCTAACGAAGTGTTTAAGTCCGTTAGGAACGTCAGTTTTGAGGAAGAAAGCATCAGTATCTGTAAGATAATGATTTACTACATAACCTTCAGAAACCATACCCATGTTTCTGATTGCGTTAATATCATTATCGGAAGTACCAACTCTTCCAGGAGTTTCCATTAGCCTATCTGCTACAAATTGTAATGCAGGCGGAATAATTAATTTTTTCGCTTGTGCATTAATTTTTAATCCTCTTTCATCTTTAAATCCTGAAATATCAATTAATGATTGTTCAAGAGAAGTTTCATTGAGGTCTGCAGACGTAGATAGTTCATTAGCTAAATCAATGTTTCCTACAGTAGGATGGTCTGTAGCACAAAGCTCTTTTCCATCACCACCAACATATGAAGAACTAAACGCATTGTTTAATACGTTAGCTGCTTTCACTTGTTTAGTTTGTTGCATTGACCTTGCTAAAGCTCTTGTGTATCTTGAAGAAAGTGTATCGTAGAGGTTATCTTCGATAGCTTCTTCAGTTAACGCAAATGCTAATGCTATGGTTTCATGTGTGAAACGTGATGTCCAAGCTTCTTGAGCAGTATCATAAATGACAGCAGCTCCCTCGCCTTTAATCGGTGCTTCACCAAACCCACTTAACATTACTTCTTCCTCGAACGCTCTTTCAGAACTCTCGGTGTCGAAGATGTCTTCGTGCTCATTATTGTATCTCTCATACTCTAATCCAAAGAGAGCATGGAGTCCAGGTACTAGTTCTTTGACTAGTTGTGCTCTGTTAATCGCCATTATCTATTCTCCTTAGATTATACAGCAAAGGTGTTAGTTGGGAATGTGAATAATCCTCTTGCATACTGTCCAATCGAATTGCTTGGAGTAGATGAGAATCCTACACATAACGCCACACCACTTGATGTTGTTGCAGTCACACCCTCTTTTGACCTACCATTGAGCGAAGAACCCGCAGTTGTAGAAAGAGTGTATTTGTTACCGATGAAGCTTACTGCAGGTGTTCCTGCTGTAAATTGTGCTTCGTATACAATTCCAGGGTCATTGTAAACGAGAGCTTCTGCATCGGCACTTCCTTGTGTCGCCGTAGAGGCAGTCCAAACTTTTGAAAAAGTTGGAGTACCGTCTGAGGCATTATAGAATACCCCGTAAAAAACACCTACAGGTGTATCAGTCGCTCCTGCTTGTTGAACGTAACCACTTGAAAGAGTAACTACATCACCACTATAAATAGCAGTTCCGTAACCACTAGCGATTCTCATTTTTGCAGGACGAATAACACCACCATAGATGTGATACGCTGGGGTAAATCCATCTGGTTTATTAGTATTAGCCATGATTATCTCCTAAGTCTAAATACATTGTTATTATTAAGTTCCTTTATCAGTAGGTTTACTACCGAACGCGACTTTAGAACTCCTTTGGATATCACTATCTTTAATAGGCATTCTAGCATCGCTTTCTCGCATATAGTTGTGGTCTACTCCGTCCATAGCTGATTTTGCTTGGTCTTGAAAATAAGCTGTACGCTCACTTGCGGTTTCGACTGGTACTTTAGCGAGGATTAAACCTCCAACCCCAATAACTCCTTTATTCGCTCCGTTATCTATAGTAGGTGCTTCGAAATCAGGATAATCTTCTGCTCTCACAGGCTCATATCCCTCTCTAATACGTTTAGACATATTAGATTTATCATCTTGTCCTCTAGTAGCTTCACGAATCCACCTGAATTGATATCCAGGAGGTGGTTCTGGTGCGTCTAACATTGACGGGGGTTTCCAAGGCGTTCTGCGTGTTTGAGTTTCACGTGTCTCTGCAGACCTAGAGTTTCTGTCTGTTACGACTTCTGGATTTTTAATATCATCTGTCATTTTATACTCCTTCAATATGCTTAGCATATTCTTCTAGTGGCACATTAAGTCTTTTAGCTATTGCTACTTGACTTGGTGTCAACTTAATTTTGCGTGATGACTTCTTACCACCAGCACCTCTGCTGGAGGCAGCAACCTGTTGCACGGGGGCAGATTGCTCTTGCGAAAACTTGTGTGGAAAATTATCTTTCATTTGTCTATCAACTTCAGCGTAATAGTCATCAGAAGAAGGGTCATAACCACTTTCAACTAATTGTTTATGTATTCCGAATGCTGCAAACGTCATTGCTTGGTCATCTCCAAACCATTTATTTTTCTCAGCCCACTCTTCTGCCTTAGGGTCAGGTTTTGCAGCCTGAGGTTGCAGTGTAGGTTGGTAATCTTCTTTTGGAACTTCTTGAGAAACATTCTTTTCTCTAACTGCTTGTTGTGCAGCTAACCTTCTAAGGTTTTCTGCTTCAGCACTAGCTCTAGAAAGTTTTTCTGTTGCATCCGCAATAGCAGCACCATCTCCTACGTCTTGAGCCTCTTTTAATAAAATTTTGGCTCCTGCTATTTCTGATTGTACCCTATTGTCGTACTCTTTGAAAAGGGAAGAATCAGAATTCTTTAATTTTTCTTTTAGCTGACTATTATTGGCATTAATGCTTTGAGCATAATTTACAGCTTCATCTCGCTGTCTTTCTGCTTCTCGCATTTTATAAGTTAGTTTATCAATACGTTTTTGTACTGAATCACTAATTTGGTCTAATTCGTCTTTTTCTTCGACGACAGGTGCTGTTTCTTCTTTTATAGAATCATCAACATCTGCTTCATGAATATCGACTTCCCCTTCTGGAAGTTCTAATTCTATTTTTTCTGCTTCATTATTTTGCATAATTTCTCCTGTTAATTATGATATTACTGCTTCAGGGTCATCAACAACAGCAAGTATTTCATCATCATTTAAAAGTCGCATATCGCCACCTTCTATTTGAAAACGAGCACCTGCATATCTGCCGAAGATTACCCAATCACCTTTTTTACACCAAGGACCTTCAGGAAACTTAATAGTGTCCGCATAGGCGTCTGGACCTAAAGCAACTACATGACCTACAACAGTAGCTAAACGTTCTTTATCGATAGTTTGTCTAGCAAGTTGTATACCACCTTTAGTTGTAGTAGGCAGTGTAAAAGGTAAAATTAAGATACGATACCCCGTAGGACGTGGTAACTTATCTGCATGAGATTCGTAGTTTTCTGGTGTAATTTCGTTTTCTGATAATTCTTCTTTTAACGTATCACTACCAAAATTATCTACTCTATTTGGAATAACTTTGTTATTCATTTGCATCCTCCATATTAGAATGTAAAGATTGAATTTCTTGTTCTGCGAAATTCAACCCTGCTATTTCACCGACTATCCTTTGGTATTGTTCAAAATTCTCAATACTTCCAGAAGCCAACGTTTGCGTGAGAGCTTCTTTTCTCTCACGGTATTTACGAAGCAAATGCTCCGTAGCTAAGATATAGTCCACTTATTTAATTGACCTATACCAAAGAAGTCCTTTAGTTTGCCCGTAAGCTGCTTTTACTTTAGCTTTTTCAGGCTTATCTAAGCATTCACCTGCTTCGATAGTTTTAGTTTTTGTACTATCTTCTACACTTGGAAAACTAGGGGCTGCCTTGGTTTTCTTAGGTGAAGGAGAAGGGTACTTATCGTTATCGTAATAATCACGCATTATTTTTCTCCATTTTTATTTCTACTATCCCGAACAGTTTTAACTAATTCAGTAAAGTTCTTATCAGCATCAGCTTTAGACTTTTGCTCTAATTCTTGTAAATCAATAGCAGCTTTAGTATCTTCTTTTCTAGCATCAGCTTCTATTTTCTCACGTTTAACTTGTGCATCTAGTTCAGCTTTTGTAAGCTCTACTTCTTTATCACGTACATCTTCTTGTTCTTTTTGCATTAACTGTTCTTTTTCTAATTGTAGTTGTTGCTGGAACATTTCCATTTGTGGGTCTCTTTGTGCCATCGCTTGTGCTTGTGCCATCGCTTGTGCTTGACCTGTAACTTGTTGTGTTGCTTGTGCTGCCATAAGAGCTATTTGATTCATAACTTCAGGCGGCATTTGTCCATCTTCCATTTCTGGTAAAGGCTGACCTATAGCTTGTTCTATTTGTATTTTATATAACATCGCCTGATGTTCTTGTATATTTGCAGTTATAGCTTGTATTACTGGGGGATTTGATTGTACCATAGGGTTTTGTAAAAACGCACTATGGCTAGCTATATATGCTTCATGGTTTTGAAAATCAAAAGCTTTTATTGGGTCTCCTGTTAACGCAGCTTGTTGCTCACTAATAGGGTCTCTCGGAGGTACTTCAGCTTCTGGAGGTAATAATGCGTCTATGTCTTTAATATTTAAAGCTATATACATTTTCTTGTAAGATTCTCTTAAATCATGTAATTCTGGTGCTGCTTGTGCCATTTGTAGTTGTGTTTGGGCTAAAGTTATTCTTTGCGTCATACTAAAAATATTAGGGTCGCTAACAGGAATAACATCTACAGAATTATCAAAATCTTCTTTAAATACGTTTTCAGACGCACCTTGTACTTGATATGGGTATTGTGGAGGTAAAAATTCCCCAAATACTCTTTTTAATATTTTAAATTCTGTTTTTTGAGCATAATGTAATCTTTTGTGAATAGCGGACATAATTCTTTGTCCTTTTTCCATTAATGCAACTGTTGTACCTACAGGTGCCTCAGAATTACCGTCTCCTGTTGGGTCTTCTACTGTAGCTGCAAATCTTTTCCCAGATTCAACCAATGCTCCTAATAAAGTAGATAATGTTGCACTTGGCTCTTTATAGGGCAAAGGAAGGAAAGCATCTTGTAATCTACCACCAGGAGCATCGACATCTCGCCATTCTCCAGGCTGTAACGGGTCATCATGACGTTGAATATTCAATCCTCGTGATTTAAACCCTGCTGGAAGGTTAGAAAGTGTTCCTGCGTCTATTAATTGACGTAAAATCGCTGTAACTGACTTAGTTAAGCCCCCCATCATGTGAATTAAGCCAAAACCGTAAAATCCAAGTCCTGGAAGAAACTTATAATGCGTAAAATGTTCGATTTTCTTCTTCATCGGGTCTTTTTCGTTATAATTTGGTCTAATTGCGAGAATTTTGTTGTTATCTTTACAAATAGTTACAATATACGGTAAAGCTACCCCTGTTTCTTCCCCATTTTCGTCTATATCTTGATATCCTTCTAAATCTAGGTCAACATGCATCTCTAAAAGAGTGAATTCTTCATCAGATATCGTTCTACTGATACCTTGTAGCTCATCTATCTTATCATCAACGTCTGTATTCTCTAATCCGCTTCCTGGAGACGACATTTCAACGTCTTTATAGAAACCAGACAGCTGTAATTTACGTAATTCGTTTTCATTCATATGAATTACATGAGTAATTCTAGGAGAAGTTAATAAATCTACTGCGTAATACGGAACAACTAAATCTTCTGACTTAACAAAACGTGCTACTGCCCGTCCAACTGCAGGGTCGTAATAAACTTTCTTAAATGCAGAACCAGATAGTGGAAGATAAAATAATAATTGGTCCATTTCTGGGTCATATTCTTCCATTTTGTAAGTTATCTGATAATTCATAAAGTTTTTAACTCTATTTGCTTTTTCTAATTTAGCGTTATCAGTCATTCCTAAAACTTCTGTATCAACAGGTCCTCCTGCTGGTAATAATTCTTTATACGCTTGTGCTTGAAATTGGGTTACGGCTTCTGCGAGTATCGGATGATGAACTCCTGACGCCCCAATAAACGGTTGAGAACGAGAATCCGCATTTATTCCTAATAAATCTAATCCTTCGGTATAAGTTTGAAACCAATCATTACGTGAATCTAAATCTTCTTCAAAACTATTTATTAATTCATTAGCAATAGTATTTAATTCACGCTCGTCTAAAGTTTCTGCTAAATTTTCACCAAACTTTGACGTAGCTTGGTCAGGCATTTCACTGCCTCGAATAATTGAGCCGTCAGGTTGTACAAATAATTCTGTTTCTTCTTCCACCTGAGGCATAATTTCAAGTTCGATAGCTTCTTCCTGCATAGGAACAGCTGATAACGGTTGTTTCTCTATAGCCATATTTTCAAATCATAACCTATTTTAATTAATAATAAACCCTTTCACCCACATAATGTGTTTCTTCTTCAAAATAATCAGTAGTTAATTGTAAAAAACCACCTTCCCTAAACCTCGCTAACGCTAATGTTGTTGCGTCAACTAAGTCGTCATTTTCACCTGCGGGAAAATCTGAAACTTCTTCCATAAGTTCTTCGCCAAATCTATTATCAGGCACCCAAACTCTTCCATCTTGAAAAATTGGCGATACAGAATTTAATCTAGCTATTTTATCTTGCCCTTTTCCTGGACTAAATGTATTTACAGGAATACCAACTCTACGTAATTCTTGTACTAACGGAATACCACTAGCTTTAGCTTCAATAATTACAGTATCAGGGTCCCAATAATCATATAACCGTAACGCTTCTGCTTTTAATTCAGGAAAATCAAAACGTTCTTTTATACAATCTATTAAAATTAAATGGGCTTCGTTACCCGTATACATTTCATCCCCAATTTTACCTTCTGGATACCAAACTCCCCATGTTGTTATAGCGGTAAAGTCAGCTCTTTCTGATTTTAAAAATGCAGTATCATAAGACTGGATTATATATTCACATTTAGGTGGTTTATTTTCCTCCCAAATCATAAACCACTCTTTAGGGATAATTGAAATACCTTCCCCTGTAGGTCTTTGCATATATTGTGCCGCCCATTTAGACGGACTAACGGACGCTTTTATACTTTCTAATTCTTCTAACTTCCAAAATTCTTTCCAAAGTGGGTTACCACTAGGTAAAATTGCAGGAAATTCTATAACTTCCCATTGGTCAGCCCCTTCATCTTGTGCCATTTTCTTAATTAATCTACCTGTTAAGTCTTTTTTATTCCAACGGGTCATAACTATAACGATTGCACCTCCAGGTTGTAACCTTTGACGAGGTCCTGCCATAAACCATTCGTAAGCTTCATCCATCGCTTTATCGGACATAGCGTCTTGTTCCGAATGTGGGTCATCAATAATAAATAAATCCGCACCTCTACCCGCTAACGCACCACCAATACCTGCGGCATAGTATTCACCGCCTTTATTTGTTAACCATTTACCTGCAGAACGGCTATCCGCTTTTAGTTCTGTATCGGGAAATAATTCTTTATATTCTGCACCGTCAATTAAATCCCTAACTTTTCTACCAAAATTAACTGCAAGGTCAGCGGTGTGGGTTGCTTCTATAATTTTTAATTTAGGATTTTTCCCTAAAAGGTAAGCAGGGAACAAATGTGACGCAAATTCAGACTTTGTATGTCTAGGCGGCATATTAATAATTAAACGTTTTAATTTACCTGTAGCAATATCATCAAAAGCTTTTGCCATTTTTACATGGTGGTCGCCGTTAATAAATTCTTTCCATATAGATTTAACAAAATCCATAAAGGTACTAGTTGCTTTTTCTTGAAATTCGCGTTTTTCTAATTCTTCAAGTAAAACAGTAAACTCTTTCGCTTCAGCTTTATCTAAATGCGAAAGGTCTATATTTTTTAAAGCTTTTAATTTATCTTTATTTTCCACTTAGTAGCTGTCTTATAAAATCATCAAGTTGGTCATAAGGTATTTCATCTGTGATTTCTAAATTTTTAGGGTTTAACGAAATTATAGTATCGCTTTCACCTTTCATTGCTCTAGGTGGAAAACGTAAAGCGTCATAACCTTCTTTAGTAAAAATATTGGCTATATCTTGTGAAAGTCCTGAAGGTGTTTTATTTATACTTCCTGGACCGCCTCGTAATATAGTATCTAATTCAAAACCTAATTTATTAGATTTCATTAAATCACCGATACCCATATCAAATAAGTCTCTACCAGGACCTACAGCGGAAGGTGATGTCGAAAGATTTTTTTGGATATCTTTTAATTTTTTAAGTAAATCGGGTGGAATATTATCAATATCTAAAATATTTTCAAAATTAGGGGTTATAACATACCCTGAACCTGGACCGCCTTTACTAGGCATTCCTTTTGCGAACATTTTAAATCTAGGGTCTGTAGGGTCTATTAAAGAATAAATACCTGAAGATGGAACAATATCAGAAGCATCTGTAATATCAAAATTTTTCATCCCACTTTTATCGCCACGAAATAATGCACCTTCAGGTGGAGCTTTATACGTATATCCTTTAGGAGGAGGAACATAATCATCCTCAATTCTAAATTTTGCTGCTCTTTTTGCTTCTGCTGCGTCTAGTTTTTTAAGTTGTTTCTTTAATCTATTTACTTCTTTTACAGAACCCGCCATTTCAGTAGCGTCAGCCGTTTCTTGTATTTTTTGTTCTCTTTTTAATCGTTTAATTATATCAGCTCGCTTTTTCTGATATTTAGAAAGTGCAGCAGACATAGCAGTAACCATATCGGGGGCTATACCACCACCAGGAATATAATCTAAATATGATAAAGCTTCTCCTAGTTTATCCCCTCTACGTTCAGCTAATGCTTGGGATAATCCAGGAATAAAATCTCCAAGTCCCATACGTTCATCGGTACCTATAACTCCTGCTAAAAGATTTTTTAAAGGGTCTTCCGTTCTTGTTGGATTATTTATATAATCGAAAAAAGAAGTTCTCGAAGAATCTCCCATTCTTAAAGGTTTTATTTCTTGGGTTTGTTGAGGGGTGTGGAATAATTCATCGCTTCTACGTAAACGTAAATCATTATTCATTAACACATCCGCTATAGAAGGCTCAGCCATTTACAAAGTATATGTTAAAAACCTGTCTTTTGTAAAACGATATTTACAAAATAAAAGTAAAGTAGTTAATCTTTGGAATGGGATTCTTGGTTCGCGGCGGATTTTTTCTTATCTTTAAATATTTTATCGAAGTTAGCGTTGAACTTATCACGGTCCACGGGTCGTGGTCTGCTGCCCTTACTCACTTTTGTTAGAAGCACCAAAATAGAAGCTTATTACGGCTGATGCTAAACCACCTAAATAACCGAGTACCAAATTTATTAACGCTTCCGAATTTTGTTCAGGGGGTTGTATAGTAACTAAAAAGATATAACCTAAAAACCCACCAATCATAGCTATTCCTATAATACGGGCTGTCCAATCTTTAGAGAACATACTTCTAGCATGTTGTTTTTCTTGCGTTTCTAATTTAAAGACATCAACGTTAAGTTCTTTCATTTTAACTTCGAAATCTTTTTCTGCTTTTTTAATTTCTAACAACTGTTCGGGAGTTGCGTTTTGCATAGCGTTTTCTATAGCAGCTTGGTTATTATCTACCCCTAATACTTTAGCTATGACCCCGCCTGCCATGCCGCCCATAGGACCTGATAAAGCTGAGCCTAATGTTGGAGCTACTGCTCCTACTATGTTTTTTAACATATTTTTCATAACGAAAGTATAATCGAAAAAAATTTTTTCGCAAAATTTTTTCACTAGGGACTTATTTGTAAAGTAGTTGCAAAACTGAGGCTGAAACTAAGGTGCGTGGTGTTGGTGCTAGAGGCTAGCGGCTAGGGGGGTATAGGGTAGTTATATAGGTTATACAGGCATAAAAAAAGGGCTACTGATGTAGCCCTTGTATGAATAGTAAGTTAGTTAATTAACTAGCTGAAACAATGAATAAGCTAGTTAACGTTGCTCTATCAAAACCTTTGTAAGTCTTTTCGCCTTTAAGACCTCTAAATTTTGATAAGTAATGATTTAATACAACTGTAGCATCTTGCTCATAGTTATATAAATCAGTCCAGCGATTATTGAGTGATAACATAGAACACTTACCTAAATCTTCAGTTATCTCATCAATATTCATGATAAGTAATTGAACTTGCGTAGGCATAGTGTCAATTAACTTATCAGCTATGGCATGATTAACAGAAATGATTGCTTTATCATGTAAGCCGTTACTACCTTTACCAACAGATACTCTATTAGCATACCTTGATACATTCTTTTTCTTGGTTGTATCAACCTCAACGCTTTTAGGTGCGTTAACCTGTTTTTTCGTATTCATAAGTATAACTATACGCTCATTAGACTAGTTGTCAATAGTTTTTGTTAAATTAGTTAAATTAATTTATATAGGTTATTTAGGTTATATAAGTTAGTTAATTATATATAAGTTATTAAGGTTATATAAATTAGTTAGGTTAGTTAAAGAAATTGATCAAATAAGCGTAGTTAGGTTAGTTAGGTTAGTTAGGTTAATGTTAGGATTTTAAGATTTGTAGAGCGAGCGAGCGACGGACGGATTACATTTTTACCAAAGAGGGAGGGAGGGTGGGAGAGAGCAGGCGATAGAGTGAGCGATAGAGTAGATTGAGCGATAGAGTAGAGCGATGGATAGAGTAGAGCGGAACAGACACAAAAAAAGGCGACCGAAGTCGCCCTTTTGGAACCAGTCAATTAGTCTAGCTAATTGTTACTAATCCTTCTTCGATGAGTCTAGCTCTGTAATGAGTCCAGATATCCATCGGTGTTTGGACTGTTACCAGTCCAGCTTTATCTAAAGCCGAATCAGTCGAACCATCAGTTCCAACTAACTCACCTAATGTAAGACTGTAGTCTTTCGCATTAAGTAAAGCTTCGATAATCTTTCCAGCCTGAGGTGGAAATTTCCCCGTAGGTGTAGCAATCAATGTGACTACTGCACTGTAATCCACAGAACTCTTTTGCGTCCCCGCTTTAAAGTTCTTATCAATTTTCCCTATTTCTTTCATAATTTCTCCTTTCTAATAGGTGGTAGGCTTTATTACCTAACCATCCCTATAGTATAAGGGAGATTGGTACCAAAGTAAAGCAGTATAAAGAAGCTGTGAAATCGGGAATTAAACTATTCGTATGCAGTCAGCGACGGACGGAAAGAGGGACTGGGAGAGGGATTGATGGACTGATTGATAGACTGATAGAGCGATAGAGTAGAGTGATAGAGTAGAGCGATTAATCTTTGGATGCAAAGTCTCCTTCTATGATATTGGACTCCGTCGCTCTTTTCTTTATCAGCTGTTCGAGGCGAGTGAGTATGTCGTCCTTTGACATCATATCAATCTTTGCAGTCAATATTTCGCGTCTATCGATGTAGAGACCACCTGCTTTCCCTCGATGGACCTCTGCGGTAATGGCAGCGGATATCTGTCCCTGGTCTTTGGCTTCTTCTCTGAGGTCGTGGAGTGTAGATAAATGATTCTCTAGGGAAACTGCATCTCTTTCTGAAGCTGCGATTTCCAAGTCGATGAGGTAGTTTCGAACAACTGGGTTATGATTGAGTAATACGCTTCCTTGTGTCTTGGCACCCTTCCTATCCTTCGTATACCCTGCTTTTATGGCGGCTTCCGTTGCTGTTTGACCTTTGAAATACTCTTTACAAAATTTCTTCTGTTTTGAGTTGAGTGGCTGCCAAATCTTACCCTTATCATCTATGAAGCCTTTACCATCTTCAGTTGGCATGAGTGAAGTATATGTTAGCTGTTTCATCTTATCTCCTCGTGTAGCAAATGATATTACTATATTATTATAAAATAATCTATTTTAATAGTTTTTCT